CATTTTTTCCGTCTGATATAGAAATTAAAGTATCATTGTTATTGCTTTCAATTATTTTGAGATTGATTTTTTTCATCTTCTTTTACTTCAATTTTCAATTCTTTAAACTTCATATCAAACTTTTTTTCTCTCATCTTGCCTTCAATAGCCCCTAAGAAGTCATCTAATATACTCTCTGCTAAAAATATAGGCAATTCATTTAATACTTTCAATATCTGATTATGGAATTTGTCGTATTCAGTTGTTTCTTTGTTTCTTAGTATTTTAATGTTTAACTCTTTTACTTTCTTTGACCTTAGTTTATAAAACTCTGTCTGGATAGTATTTTTGAATACTTGAACATTTCTCTCTACTGTATTTACATCAAAGATGTCATTGTTAAATATCTCTAACAATTTTTTTGAAACTTCTTTTTTACTTTTTAGAAGTTTTTCCTCTTCCTCTGTTAGATGTTTTGTTGGCTGTTCCTGTGTTAGGTTTGTCATTTGTTTTTATTTTATTTAATTCTTCTTTTTCTTCTTCTTCTTTGATGTCTCTAAGAGCATCTTCTTTTGCTTTTTTCTCTAACTCCAATAATTCATCTGAACTTTCTTGAGAAGGGTTTTCTTTTAGGTATATTTCATATTCGGCTTTTTCAACTGCTTTCTGAAATAACTCAAAGATGTCATCAATATTACTTTTTGTGTATTCTTGTAATGATTCAACTGTTATAGAACAATTAAGGTCTTGTTGTGTTCTACCGTCAGATAAAACCTCGTTATCCATTAAAACAACATCTGATGACTTTGGGATATTTAAGTCATTTGCTAATTTTGTTCTAACTTTCCAGTTAAGCATAAGCCAAGATTGCACTGGTATTGATTTTTGTATTTCCATTTTTTTATTGTCTTATTACTGTTTCTCTTCTACCAACTCCTGTTAGTTGTTCTACTAATGGAGTTGTTTGATTGGGAGCAATTCCTGCTTGTTGTGCTAATCCTGATCGTTGTTCTTGTGGCTCTTGCATATATTCATCTGCTCTGTCCCTTGATTGGTCATAAGATCCAAACAAGAAGTCCCTTGTAACAGCTAATTGGTCAACCATAGGGTTATTTATTGCCCTATCATATAGCTCTAAATTGAAAGCTTTTTTCAATGCGTCAGATTTTATCATATCTGTTCCCGGCTCTATTTTGAATAAAAACTTTCTCTTTCTAAATAATCCCGGTAATACTTTTACTATTTCTGACTCCTCTCCCTCTTGCTTTAACAAATCAAAACTTCTTTTTTCTAACTCTTCAGGAGTCATTTCTTCTGGAATCTCATTATCAAACTCTATTATCCTTGTCTTTCTCTTCCCTTTGCTAATTTTATCTAAATTAAATCTCTTAAATGTTAAAGTATCTTTCCCTGATACTTCTTTCATTTCTCCTACAGTTAAGTATTGAATAATATCTGTTCCGATCAACATTCCTAAATCTCTTACAAGGAAACCAATCATCTTTCCGAAGAAACCAAGCATTACTCTTGCGTTATTTTCAAGAGCACTTATTTCGTATGCTGTCTGTCCTCCCTTTTGACTTATTCCTTGTTGTTGAACAGAGGATGAACTTTCTGTCATTGCTCTTTCAATTTCAACTTTGGTATTATATCCAGCTTGTAGGTTTGTTCCTACATCAATAGGATTGATTTTAGCTTCTTGCTCTAAAACTGTTACTTTTCCCGGAATAACTATTGAACTATCAATTCCTTCTGCTGAACCAACTACTAATGGCTTCATAATGCTTAAATATGTTCCGTCAATAATCATCTGATATAACTTATCAATCACCTCTTGGTCTGGACCAAGCTTGTTTACTAAACTCTTTCCATAAAAGAACCTTGCATCTGGACTGATTGGCTCGTAGAATGTCTTAGCCATTGGATACATCTTATCAATTCTTGGGTTAGGATTTTCGCAATCTGTTAGCAATACTCCATTAACGAATAGAAGCATAAGGTCTTTATATGCGTTATAATACCATACTTGCTCTACGGAATACTCATCTTGACTGTATTCCTCGTAAAAAGCACCATTTTGTTCTGAATATAGCACTTCTATTCCAGGGTGGACATACTTGAAGTTCTTATAATGTCCGTATTTTCTCTCTGCTAAATCGTAGGATATAATCTTTCTCCAAATTAAATATCCTTGTTTTTGAATATCTGGCTCGTAAAAGTTTTCTATCAAAAGCTCATCATTAGGAATTATTGATTGAATAAATCCTGATAATGCTTCATCTAATACTTCTTTGTATTCCCAATCTCCACTATCTTTTATCTCTTTTATCTTTCTGAATGTTTCAACATACTCCTGATGAATTATTACTGCTGGATTTACGCAAGCTGATATTACTGCGTATAAAAATGTCATCGCATAATCAGAATTGTTTACTACCCACTCTATTAAATCTCTCATCACAATTGCCGCTTCTTTGTCTTCTTCTTGTCTGTCATTTTGAGCATAGATGTTAGGATATAATATTGAACCTGTTATATGGGCTACAATAGAAATAACTTTATTTCTTGTTGTCGGATTTACAGCGTTGCTTCTCCAAGAATACTCTGGGTCAGCATCTTTAGGTTTTTGATATGTATTGAAAAGTTTTTGATTTCTCGCAATTTCTTGAATTAAACTTCTGTTGTTAAACTCTTGAAATGGCTTATACATATCTTCCCAACTCCTATCAAAGTGTTTGAGAACCATTGCATAAACTTCTCTTTCTTTCTTACTTGGTCTGTAAGAAGAAGGTGTCGCCTTTTTGTTTTTTTCTGTGTAGTATTTCATTTTAATATAATTTATTATAATCTGGAACAAATGAACGCTTCTTTTCCGGATTTTTAGTATGCTCCATTACTTGTAACATATATGCTAAAGCGTCTATCCTATCATCGTGCTTACCAAATGGGAATACTAATAATTCATCTTCTAAAGCATTATCCATTCCGTTGCTTCTGTGTTTTATTAATCTGCTCTCATAAAAGGGTATTAAACCTTTTATCCTTAATTCTTTTTTTGTTTTACCAACTAATGGTATTACATTAAATCTCTTTCCCCTCTTGTCCATTTCTTGTTTTAGAAAGAACTCTAATGATTTTTGATACCCATTAGTTTCTATTCCGACTGCTATTAGTTTTAGTTTATATTTATCTTTTAAGTAAAATAAGTTATCAATTACTTCAGTCGGATTAAACCTTCCCGTGAAGTCCTCTAATTTATAAATGATGTTTGACCCACTCTCTTTTCCTACTACCTGAATTGATGTGTTATCATCGCTTACTGACTCTTCCCAACCTGCAAGGTCAACTGCTACATAAACTTCTAAATCTTTATTTATTATATCAGCTTCTTCGTAATAGGTAAACCATTCTTTTTTGAATAATTGATTTTCTTCATTAATAGCGTTTTGCTGGTAAAGGCAAGAAAAATCATATACCCCTATTTGTTTTTTAATCTTTAATGTTTCTTCTAAACTATATCTTTCTGTCCATAAAGCTTCTCCTTCCTTTCTTTCATATGTTCTACCTTTAATTATATACCTCTCATCTTTTTCTGCAATAGCTGGCAAACTTAATACCGTCCATTGATTATCATCGTCCATCTCTTGTATTCTACCTGCTAAATCATCTTGATGCCATCTCGTCTGAATAATTATTACAACTCCATCAGGAGATAAACGGGTAAATGCCGTAGAAGTAAACCATTCCCAAGTTTTTTTTCTCATCGTTTCTGAATTCGCTTCTTCTCTGTTCTTAATCGGATCATCTATCAAAAATAGATTAGCTCCCCTTCCGGTAATAGCTGAACCAACTCCTGCCGAGATATAACTACCGCCTTGTTTTGTAAGCCATTTATTCTTTGCTTGCGAATCTTCTCTCAGCTCAAGTTCTGGAAATATTGCTTTATACGCTTCATCTCTAACTAAATCTCTTGTTTTCTGTCCGAAATCAATTGCTAAATCCCCTGAATAAGAAGATGTTATTATTTCTTTGTTTGTGTTTCTTCCTAAATACCAAGCTGGAAAGTTAATTGATGCTAGTTGGCTATTATGTGTTGGTATTAGATTTTTTCCTACAAGATAAATACCTCCTTCAACCTCAATACATTTACCGTATTTCACCTCTTTTGCTTTTTCAACTGATACGATAGCTCTTTTTCCAATATAGTGATAATATTCAACTCCTGTTATATTATGTATCCACCTTGAAGATGCTTTATATCCTAATTTTTCTAATTTCTTCACTTTATTAACTGGAACATTATAATCTACACTATATCTGTAAAGATGTCCCCTTTTTCCTTTTTCTCCTGAAAATGTAAGGTTTTCATTAAATAATTCTTTTGTTTCAATAATTCTTTCTTTTCTATTTTTTCTATCAAAAACTAACCATTCGTGATTTCCGTGTGTATATATTTCTGAACCATCTATAAACTTAACAACATATTCAGATAATGTTTCTTCTGATGTATTTAGAACAGAAACTTTTTCTCCATTTCTTCCGAAGACAATATCTCCCTTTTGTAAATCACCGTGATTTTTCCAACCATTAACTGTTAAAACGGGAGTGTCATTTGATATTTGTTTTCCCGACCTCGGTGGCATCTGTATTATCAATCTCTTAATCTCTCCTCTTTCTGCTTTTTCAAGATAGTCAGCTATTAGTAAATGATGCCAGTTGGGAATATAATTAGGGTCAGTTAATATGCTGAAGTTAATCAGGTCTATTCTACCCAATTGCATTATTTCCTTTTCGTCTATCATTTTGTCGCAATCTTATACAATATAAATATCCATAACAATATTAAAAAATACCCTCCGATTGTATTTCCTGCAAGGGTAAAAAATACTAATTTCAATAAATAAAATGCTGTTCCTATTTCTATCATTACTACTAATGATGCTACTCCTATTAATATAAACATTATTAGTAATGAAACCAAATTATTCATTTTGTATAGTTTTGATAGTATTATATCAACTATGAACATACTATTCGTTCTTTAATTTTTCTTTTAATGTTTCTATTTGTTTTTCTGATAATAATTTAAGTTCTTTTCCCTCTGCTCCCGTTACTTCTTGTCTAAAGCTAAACTCTTCCTTTCTTTTTCTTTCTAAAAACCATTGAGCATCTTTAGGGTCATCTAACGCTTTAACTACTGTTTGTCTCGCTTTTAGTATTGGCTTTTCTTTAAGTGCTTCTTTTCGGTCAACAAACTCTGGGTTTTTTTCTTGGTAATTATATAATGTTTGCTTTGAAATGTTAGCATAAAAACAAGCTTCTGAGTCGCTTCCACCTAAAGAAAAAACCTCCTCTAACTTTGCTATAGTTTCTTTACTCATTTTTGTCGGTCTACCTCCTTTATTTTTTGTCATATTGCTTATTTTATCTTATTATTAATAGTATTATCCTACAATTTCCATTTATAATCAACACCATTCTTTTTTATATCTGTTATACCAGTATATCTGCACCAACGCTCTACAATTACATCTGTGTATAATGGGCTAATCTCCATCCCATAGCATATACGATCTGTTTTTTCTGATGCTATTATCGTTGTCCCACTTCCTAAGAATGGGTCAGCCACTATTTCTTTTTCTTTTGTCATTATTAAAATTGCTTTTGTTGGCAATGATACTGGATAACAAGCTTTGTGATTGTCTAATTGAGTTTTGTTTACTGTTATTTCCCAATAATTATTTAACCATTTTTTTGTCTTTGTATTAAAAAATGCTTCTTTTGAGTTTCTCAATATAGCTCCCATTTCAATATCTTCTCTTATACTATCATCGTTTCCAACAACTAATATATCTTCGTAAGTTCTTGTCATTGCTTCCTTGCTTACTATTGGCATCGCTGATTTTTTATTCCATACTATTAACTCTAAAAATTTCAATCCTGTTTCTTTTATTATTCTATAAAGTATTTCTATAAACTCATCTCTTGAATTTTTATTATAACTTATATTCCAGAAAAGAAACCCGTAAAGATATTTTTTCCAATTATTTACTACTTTTAGGTTAAAATCTATATATTCTTCTCTTTTAAGATTATCTTCATAATTCTCATACATCCCTCCTGCCATATTGTATGGGGGCGATGCAAATATAATCTTTGCTTTTTCTTTTCCAAATAATTTTTAATATCGCTGTTGTTTTTTGTTTCTCAGATATTTGTTTTTCTGGTGTTTGTGTTTCCATATTTTTATTTTATTATGATTATTTATTTAATGCTTCTCTGTTCTTATTTTTCCTGCTTCTTTTTGAGCCAATTCCATTATTTCTTTTAACTCTTCTGTCTCTTTATAGAGTATCCCTATGTATATTCCGATGCCAAGTATAACAAAATGTATAGTAAAATGACCTAACCAACTTTCTTTTTCTATTTCAAAATCAAAGAATGTAAAGGTAGTCCAATTCCATTTAACAGTGTCACTCGGTATAAATTGTCTCCATTCGTTGATAAGTTGTATTACTATCTTTTCTTTTAGTTTCATTTTATTTGTTTATATTGCTCTTCTAATGCTTCTATTATTGTATTCAATGTTTCTTTCACCCCATCTCTGTATCCTTTGGCATAATAATCAGCTTTGGTTGGTTCGTCATCGTTTCTATATTTTAATCTAATCATCTCTTTAACAAGAGATAGATAACTTTCTGCTTGTTTTGCTTGTTCTTTATCGTTTTCTTTTTCTTTCTCTTTCTCGGTTAATTCTAAGAGTAATTTTGCCTGCTCCTCATTAGCTCCTTCACAACTATCAGATATTATTTTATCTTTTTGTTTTTTTGATAGGTCAGAGAAGTTCTTTGTTTTTTTGTTCATTGTTTTATTTATTTATTTCCATATAATCTGTGAGCGATAGCAAATATCGTCCATACTTCTTGAATATTTCTTTTTTCTTTACTGTATCCTTTTGAAAACTCAGTAAGTGCATCGTATATCTCACTTCCCTTTTCAACCTTCCAACCAAGACGATTTCTACATTCTTGTCTAAGTTTCTCAGCGTAATCTTCATCTACTGTTTGATTTTTAGTATCCATAAATACTATTGTTTTTTTAGTTTTCTTTTTCATATTTCACCTTATAATTAAAACGCTTTTAGTGAGGTAGGTGAGGATTTGCACCTCACAATGGCAATACCCCTATTTCAACACCTTATAGATGTAATTCTTGCCTGTTGCAGATTGACCTCTGCTCGTTGGTTACGGTAATTTAACATTGCTTACCTTTTTGCATACTACCTCTTGTTATTTTTTTTACTTTTTGGTGGGTAGGGAATTCGTAGAAAGTTTTCCTAATGGTCAACTATCTTTGGTCACCCTACAGGTCTTTTGTGGGACTCTTACTGGTGCCGCTACACCATCCCAAGGGGCTAACAACCCTCGTATTATTAGTCAGGGTATGTGCGGATTTTTACATACCCCCAAGCGTCTCACCTTTTCCGCCACCACCAATTTTATTATTTTTTATTTCTTTTGCTTTTCATTATTTCTTTCATTGTTTCTTCTCCTAAAAATTTCTCTATTCTCTTTTTAAGTTGCTGACACTCACAACAATCATCTTCAAAGTTAACCATAATAGAATACAAATGTTCCATATCGTATTCATCAAATGATATTCTCTTTGCTCTAACTGGAGGACTTTCTCTGTATTCTAATCCAGATGTTGAACAATTAGAACATATATTCTTATCCTTGTTAACGCACTCATTTCCACAAATTAAGCACCTCATAATACCTCACTTATATTTCTTGCTCTTATTAAATCAATACTTCCTTTATGTCCTGCTTTTCTTTTTCTTTCTTTTTCTCTATATCTCTTAATCGCTTCATAGTGTTTCGCTCTTTTTTCAGGGTCAAACATTGCCTTTCTTTTCCTTTCTCTGTCTCGTTCTTTTATTTCTTGTTGCTTTCTTTTTGCTTTTAATGACAAACTTTTTTCCATTTTTTCACCTTATAATTAAAACTTCTTTATTTTGCTTGCCAAACTCTTTTGCCCCCTCTATATCCTTATCAAAACTTATATCAAATCTGTCATCGTATTTTAATGCTAATCTATCTAAGCATTGATAATACTCATTATCTATTATTACCCAAGTTCCTAATGGAATTGAGCGTGGACAAGCTACTACATTTTTCTTTCCGCAGATATTATCACCTGAAGCAGAGATACAAGGGTCTCCCCAAGTTTGTTCTGGAACGGTATCATACTCTGCCGTACATCTTTTTAAACAACGATCTCCCCAAAGTTTTATA